ACGCTGTGCATTTTAGTCTTGGTGGTCCTTGGCTTGATAACTATGAAGACAGTGAGTTTGCTGAAGAGTGGGAAAGAGAACTTGACCACTACGAATTTAGTCAGAGCAGCTTTAGAAAAATAGTGGAGATAATCTAAGTAATGAAAAACAAATATGACATTGTAACTTCTTTTAATCCTAAAGGGTTAGAAGTCTATGCGCGTAACATGCTCAATAGTTTTGACAAGCACTGGGATAAAGATATCCAGCTACACGCTTGGTACCATGACTTTGAAGAGGCAGCGTTCTACCGTAACTTTAAAGAGTTAGATGTTCCCTCCAAGGGCGTCAAGTATTCTAACCTGAATAACATTCAGGACATGCTAGACTATAGAGAATCTATGAAGGTCCACAATGGCACTGAAGGTGGGAAGATACAATACAACTGGAGACTAGACGCTATCAAGTGGTGTCATAAAATCTATGCACTGACAGAGACAGCCTCTGATCCTCACCTGATACAGGACAAAGACTGGCTCATCTGGTTAGACGCTGACACTGTGACCTTTGCAGATGTAGACTCTGAGTTTCTGGATGGTATCTGTGATGATTCTTATGACATTGTACACCTTGGCAGAACTGCTGTGGACTATAGTGAAACTTCTTTCATTGCTTTTAACCTGAAGCGCCGCCCCGCTGTAGACTTTCTCTCTGACTTTAGAGAAACCTATGACAACAGAGAAGTCACTGCCTATAGAGAGTGGCACGATGGGTTTATCTTTGACAGGCTACTAAAGCTGCACCAGTACCACGGGTTGAAAGCTCTGAACCTTACACCGGATGTACCTGATCTGAATGCCTTTGCAACCTCTGTCCTGTCTACAAAGATGCAACACTTCAAGGGTAACCTCAAAACAAAAGACGTAAGTCTTGAGCACCACAAAAGGTACAAGCAACTTTCAGAGATGATCTCCTTCTACAAGTGCGAGAGCTTCCTAGAGACAGGCACATACAACGGGGGTAGGGCTATTCAGATGGCAGACGCTGCCTTTGAGCACACTGATAAGGTTACCTACACAGGGTATGATCTCTTTGGCACCACTACCCCAGAGCTTAATCAGCTAGAGTTTAACTCCAAGGCAACCAATACAACTGAAGCTGTGGTTGAAAGACTAACAGAGTATGCCATGGAGAAGGCTAAAGAAGGTAAGACCTTTGAGTTTAAACTCATTGAAGGTAACACCAACCAGACCCTGAAGGGTAAACCTACAGCTGACTTTGTGTTCATTGACGGGGGTCACTCCTATGACACTGTGTCACACGATTACAAACAGCTGAAGCATAACAAGATAGTTGTGCTGGACGATTACTTCTCCAAGGATGAACACGACAGGGAACCAGAAGAGGAGCACAGGGGCGTCAATAAACTGTGGACAGAGCAGATCAAGAACAGAGAGGACGCCTATGTCTACGTCATTCCCTCCAATGATCCTGTCATGGGCGGGGGCATCACTCACCTAGGCGTGGTGGTGGACCTGTCTCTGCCCAAGTACAAGGCCAGAGTTCCTATCATTGTACACCCCAAAGATTGTATGCCCTCTGATGATATTCAAAATAACATCAAGGCTAACCTACCCAAGATTGATAAGTGGATTAACTCACGGTGCAGGATCAATGACGAGATTATCTTTGTTGTCTCTGCTGGCCCCTCTCTTGACATTGACAAGGTCAAAGAAGATAAAGAGATGCTGGAGGAAGCCAACAAGGTTGTAAAGATTGTCTGTGTCAAACACGCACTGCCCCTGCTGATGGAGAAGGGCCTGATACCTTGGGCATGTACCCTGCTGGACCCCAGACCTATTGAAGGTGTCTCTACTCACGGGATAGTCAGGAGCACTCTGTTTGATTCTATTAATCCTAGGACAAATTTCTTGGTGGCTTCCATGACTGATCCCTCTGTGGTGGACCTGCTACAGGAGAAGGGAGCCAGTATCATTGGCTGGCACGCTTTCTCAGAGGCAGTGAAGGGAGGAATAGAGGGATCAGGAGAGGACGCTCTGATGATCACCGGAGGTACCAACGCTGGTCTCAGGACCATTGGCATTGGACACACCCTAGGCTTCAGAGAGTTTCACCTCTATGGATTTGACATGAGCCTAGCAGGAGAACCTAGTGAAGAGTTACAGAAGGGGATGGACGAAGAGGGTAAGCCTAAGTTTCTCAATGTATCTGTGGGAGACGAGAACTACTGGACCACTGGAGAACTACTGGCAGGTGGGCAGGACCTAGAGAAGCTGTTTAAAACTGCCAACGAGATGGACCTGATCCTCCAGTTCAAGGGGAAAGGCATGGGCGCAAAGCTCTGGGAGATAGAGAAGCCAGTAGAGATGAAAGGTTATTCTTCATGGGGGATGTAATTAATTTTACAAATTCTACAATGATTAACAATGACGGGACGCTTAACTCTGTGGGGAAAGAGCAAGCGTTGCAGCATCTAGACAAATGTGTTAAGATTATTCAGAAAAGATTAGACAATGATGAGATAGACGGTACGCTTACGCTCTTGTTCAAGGACGGTGAGTTAGTGGAAGATATTATGGCAGGTAACATAAAGTCTACGTCTTTGGTTTTTGTTTTAGAATACATCAAGCACCAGATATTAAGCGGCACAGAAAACTATACAGAGGAGATAACAGAGGATGATTGAAACTATTTTAAATAACCAAGCTGAGATTATTGAAGCAGTGATGGGCATTGTAGTGGTTGCGTCTTTAATTGTAGCAGGTACCAAGACTCCTGATCCTGATACTGTGCTAGGAAAGGTTTACAAATTAGTAGAGTGGGCTTCGCTTACCTTTGGAAAGACCAAGGAAAGCGGTGTTGTTGCGCCTGAAAAAGTAGAAGTGGAGACGGTAAAGGGTACCGTAGAAAAGGTAGATGAAGCCAAAAAATGAACACCCTCTTGATGGTCCTCACCCAACTGACTAAGGTCTGAGCCAGTGCTCTCCATCGTAGGAAATGTAATAGGCTTTCTGGGTAAGCTCCTGCCTATGCTCTTTGCCTACAGGGCAGGGAAGAAATCTGCACAGGTGGATGTACTAGAGAATGAATCAAAGATGGTGGAGAGAGCCAATGAAGTTGAAAGAAGGATTGATCGTATTACTAGTGACGCTGTTAATGAGCAGTTGCGTAAGCGTTGGGGCAAGTCAGAATAACTGTAGTTGGGTGAAGCCCATCCTCATTGAAAAAGAAGACAGGCTCACGCCAACCACAGCTAGAACTATTCTTACCCATAATGAAACATGGGAAGAGGTATGCACTAAGTAGAGATTTTAATCTCTCTAGGCTTTAGTTCTTCTGGGAGAAAGTGCTTGACTTCAATGATCAGTAGTCCATTCTTAAATGTAGCGTCTGTCACCACGTAGTGAGGAGCAAGAACAAACTTCTTATTAAAGTTCTTGGTAGATATACCCTTGTGAGACATTTGTTTTTCAGTCCTAGATGAATCTTGCTTCTCACCCTTGACGGTAAGTGCAAGGTTCTCTACAATGACAGAGATATCATCCTCTTCCCATCCAGCAAGAGCAATCTCCACTACATAGTTATCACCGTCTTTGTATACGTTGTGAGGGGGATACTTGTTATCTTCATAACTGATGTTGTTAAGAGCAGCTACTAGGTTGTTCATGCCTAGCATCCTGTTGAACATAGAAGTGGAGACGGTAAAGGGTACCTCAGTGTTCATACGATACTGTTCATCATTCATAATGTAAACTCCTTTCAGCAAGTTGTTAAGAGGCCCAAGAACGGCACCTCGGTGGTTAGTATAACATATTATCTCAGTAACTTCAACACTTAAAGTTGGTGCTCCCGGCAGGACTCGAACCTGCAACCTACAGATTAGAAGTCTGTTGCTCTATCCAATTGAGCTACGGAAGCTTCATCAGTTGTTCCCAAGACACGGGGAAAAGCTTCTCACACTCTACGTCTATCAAAGATGCAATGTCTCTGGTCTCCTCTTGTACATCTAGCTTGATCCTAAGAGAGCACACCCTGCTAAAGGCCATAAGACTACCTGTCCAGTACCACTCAGTGTACATGCTCTGGGGTAGCACCATACGTGCCATCTCAGGTGCTACCCCTTTCCTAAGTAGTTCATCATAGGTCCACATACATCTCCTTATGGCTTGTTCATAATCACTCAGAAGAGAAGGACCTGCGCCTGTGGGAGGATTAATATCAATCTCTTCTTCAGAACTTCCCTGCTTCTTATCAGTGGGTCTACCTCTCCAGTACTCAGGGTAGTAGAACTCAGGTTGACTATCCACGTATCTCCTACTCACCTCGTTCCATACCAGACCTACCTGATGTTTGCCCAGTTGTCTGGCCACAAAGATAGGTGCCTTGATCCTAAAGGAGACAGAGCAGTGGCCAAAGGGAGTCCAGTGATTGTGCTTGGCAAGGTACTTGATAAGCTTCTCGTCTGATTCTTTTAACAGGTTACTAACAGGACCAGCAGGAGTGATGCTCTCCCATTCAGATTCCTTGGAGAAGGAAACTCTGGCAGCGTTTACCACTGAGAGGTCTGAACCCATGTGGTCTATCAGTGTTACTTCCATTTAACATAGTTCCTTACTTTTTTCATAACATCTTTGAGATATTCTTTGAAACTTCTACCCTCTGTAGGAGTACCTCCTAGGTACCTTGGAACTTTACCTTTCATTCGCCACGCACCAAACGGGGTATAGCCACTCCAAAGTCATCTGTAAAACCTGAGTCTTTAAACTCTTTCATAAGAATAGCTTTGTTAAGAGGTTCAAGGTGCGTAAGAACAATGGCACAGGCTTCCATCACTCCACCGGAAGTGGTCTCCTTCCTGATCTGTCTCAGGACAGCAGAGGTAATTTTCTCTGCCATCTCTTCGCTCATGTCAATTGTATATGTCATCTACCCTAGGCTCCTATGTCTACTATCTCACACACTCCACCTGCACAGGCAAGCTCTTGTGATCCAGTGGTGGTATCTTCCTTCTCATAGTCTTGTAACTCGTACCAGTCTATAGCAGGTGGCATCTTCCCTGTCAAGTCTTTAAACTCTTCCCTGTCTATGTCTTGGTAAGGGGCTTGTTTATAAGAATGATCAGAGAACGGGAGGAAGGATATACCAGAGAGGGAATCAAAGTGTTCCCAGCACCATGCCCCTACCTCTAGCCACTCATGTTCCTTGACAGAGATGGTGACAGAGGGCTTGTGTTCACAGTAGTTGTCTGCAATCTTGAGCCAGAGTTCTAACTGTTCCAGTGCTCCCATGTCATACCTGCAGATGGCACCCTCTGGACTCTTCATAGGGAAAGAGAACACAGTTACATTGTCAGGCGCTGTGAAGTCAGGCTCTGAAGGTACACCCTTGTCCTTCAGGAACATGGTCAGTGGGTCCTTGTTATCTCCTCTGACTGTCCTGACATAGTAAGGGTTGTGCCTTGCATGGATACCAGAGGCAGCGTCAACAAGTTGAGACACAGTGCCAGAGGGTTTGACACAGGTGACAGCGGTGCTTTGGTTGATGCCTAGCTTCTCTGCCAGCTTCTTGTTAGTCTTAACAGCCACATCTCTCAGTTGTTGAAGAGCCTCTGGAGAAGCATCGTACACAGCGGGGCAGTCCATGATACCTGTCAGAGACACACCCAGTAGCCTCTCCTCCTCTGTGGTATCCTTCCAACGCTTACGCAGGTAGCCAAAGTCTGTCAGCGTAGACTGGAAGGTGCCCAGCATAGTGGCCAGCTTGATCTTGTTTTTCAGTGTCATTATGGTATCGTCTGCCCTACAGATAACCTCTGACAGGTTACAGAACTGGTAAGGTCTCAGGATAATCTCACAACAAGGGTTAGTGCCAAACTCTATGTTCCCATCACGCCTACCGTTGGAAGCTGCCTTCACCTGTGCAGAGGCACGGTTAAAGATACCTCGCTCACCGCTCTTGCTCTCGTAGAGGGAGAGCCATTCCTTCATAAAGATACCCATGTCAGGGCGCTCTGTGTAGCATACAGAGTTGTTGGACAGTGCTCTCTGTTGGTTGTCCACCCACCAGTCACCTGACTTAGCCATACGCATACGCTCATCAGTGAGGTTAGAGAGTGAGATCAAGGCAGACCTACGGACACCGCCTACCACCACCACTTGGCCTACCTTGCACATGATATCGTGACACTCAATAGAGGTAAGCTTTCTACCCTTGGCTTTCCTAAACGTCTGAATGGTGAAGTCAAACAGTTCTTCCAGAGGAGCAGGGCCAGAAGCCCTCCCTCCAAAAGTTTTAAGTCTGGCACCGGCAGGGCGTATCTTACTTATGTCTATCTTCGGTATACGATTGGTGTACAGGAGAGAGATAAGATCACGTAGTCCTCTGGCCCACCCTTCTTTTGAATCAGTGACAGAGATAAGATCGTCTGTGTTCTCAAAGTATTGGTCAGGTATGGTGGGCAGGTTGTTGATGTACTGTCGCTCAACAGAGAAACCAACCCCTGTGCCGTTCATCAGAATGTACAGGCACTCGTCAAAGGAACGGGGTGAATCCACAGGGAGGTAAGAACAGTTGTACCCTGCCACGTGCTCACGCTCCAGCGCAGGGCCAGCTGTCATCAGTGCTCTCATGGAACCCAGTACTTCTAGGTTCAGCATCCCCCTCCGAATGTCAGCTAACTCCACGCCAAAGAGAGAGTAGGAGAAGTTCTCTTTCAAATGGTTCACCATAAAGGAGAGGTACCTGTCAATGGTTTCTTCCCACGTTTCTCTACGCCCCTCTTCCTCCAGCCATCTGGAGTAGCGAGACATATGAATAAAGCTTTGGTAGTTACTGGGTAGGGTAATCTGATTATCAAGCATCTGCTGAGTCTGGCCCATGTTCATCAATGATCTCCTCTAGGTCCTGTAAGAAGTATTCAAACTTCTTAACTAATATTTCGTCTGCCCCGTCCCACACCTTGGCAACAGGCTCACCGTCAAACATAATAAATTCTTCTGTCAGGTAGAGTCTGGGTTCCATGTTGAATGTACCTCTTGTGAAAGAAGAACAGAGTCTTCTTCTGTGTTCATATCATACTCAAGCTGAAGGATCAAGTCTGCATAGTGCTTTACTTTAAGAATATCCAAGGCACCTTCTCCCTTGGTACGGTGGCGGGTAATATATTTTACTATATTTCCCTCTAGGAATCCAAGCTTATTGGCGTGAATATATTGAACAGGTTGAATCTTACATTCTCTATAGTGAGTACCACCCACCTGTCCTTCTGTTGCTTTCCTTGTCATGTGCTACCGTCTCCTCTTTCTCTTCAACCACTGTGATAGGTTCATGCAATATTGCATTGATTCTCTTGCGTATAAACGGAACTTCTTTTGTATCTATAACCTTTCTTGCGTAGGTTGTCAAGGCTTCTGGTTCAATTCCTGCAAGAAAACAAACCTCTTCCTTGTCCTCCGCTGTTACGCCTACGTCTGTGGTTAGCCAAGACCTAGCTCTCTCCCTGTTGACAGAAGTGTAGGTACTATCACCGGGGTGTAGTGGTTTAGTTGCGTCAAGCAGTTGCTGAAGAATGACACACAGAAATAGTACCCTCTCCGGTGAATGGTAATCGTGAACTCCCTCATCCAGTACAGACTCAATGGCAAAAGAGGAGCCTTCATAGCTACTCCCCCATGTCATTTGCTACACGCTCCACTCCTATGATATCTTTGTGCCTGTGTCTTTGATATCCAGTCTTATCTATATACTTGTTTGCTATCTTGTACAACTGCTGATACCCGTAACCTTTACGATCTGCCCAAGATTTCAAGTTCTTTACTCTGACACTTTTACCAGTATTAAAAGTAATTTTGTAAGGACCTTTACAGGGAGGACCTTTACTTTTTCTCCCGTTAATTCTAGCATTAACAGCAAGTTTCTCTCTCCACTCCGGGTCTTCCCACCTCTCAAGAGGAACGTAGAACCTGATACCTCCCACGTTCTTGTTATAGTATTCTCTCTGGTCTGTTCCCTCTAGCACAGCGGTGAGTACATGGTACTTCATCTGATAGTACTGCTCGTAGTAGTGCAGGCCTCGCTTGGTCTCGTACTCTTGTATGATCTCAAACTTAAAGTTTCTCTTCCCGATCTTCTCTATGTCAGCGCACAGTTCCTTGGAAGAAGAGGTGTATACTTTCCAGTTGGAAGGCTTGTACCTTTTCCTATGACGCATCTGCCAGTACTGCTTACACCCCACGTACTTCCTATGGTTCTTCTTGTTGGTGATCAGGTAAACAAAACCAAAGTAGTGATCAGGGTCAGGTACCCGTGTCTTGTCATCTCTAAAAGTCCAGTGCATTTCGTTCATATCCTCCAGTGCTTGATCGTAGTCTTCTCCAAACCATACCTCATTACAAGTGTAACAGTAACCGTGGCTGTCATAGAAGACAAAACCGTTGGAGGAGGAGCAGAACTTACACTCTTGGTAAGACAGGATGATAGATTGGTCTGGTCTAGGGGCCGCGCTCAAAAGAAATCCTCCTCTACTCTGGGTTCCCGCTGCACATGGGTGAAGTACTCAGGTCCTCGGGAGTAGTTGTACTTCCTGAGACCTTGTCCGTTGTTAGAATCTTCCCAGCACTTTGACTTGAAGTCACAGTACTTACAGTTGAACCCCAGCTTCCTGTTACCTGATGCTTCTTCTACCTCTGAGTAGCACCGGGAAGGGGGAAGATCATGGGGCATAATCTCTTTCAGGTATGTTATTCTCTGAACAGGGTCCACTCTGTCCAGTGGTACCTCTAGCAGGTTGAGACCTCCTCCGCTCTTGTCAATGGACAGGAAGTAACCCTTCTCTTTTCCTAGTGCTTTACCGTAGGAACTTAGCTGGTACATATAGCCAAAGGGATCGTCGCCCTTCAGTATGCTCCCGTCAACAAACTTTTTAAATCCATAGGGAGAGGCAGACTTAACATCCACTAGCTCACCGTCTATCAGACAGTCTATGTGTCCCTTGACCTGCCCCACTGTTACTTCTTTCTGACAATCCTTTACACTGTGACCTGCTTCCTTGACAAGGAGAAGGACGAAAGCTTCTAGCAGATGACCAAAGCAGAACTTGATACGCGCATCTGTATTCAGAGGTTCTTTCTCGTACCCGTGGTAATCGTACCAGAGCTTTCTATCCTCTCTTCCAACCGCTGATAGTCTTAGCTTCCCCTTGTTGTCACGGTTGACACTCTCTTCAAAAAAGTTTTCCATCACCTCCTTTATTTCTTCTAGGAAGACAGCAAGATTGTCCTTCGCTGGTCCCTTACCCTCTTCTAAACGATTGCTGATATCCACCAGAAGAGAATCAATCTTGCTGTCTACCATCTCCTAGAGTCCTTTGTCTTCGTTGGTCTCGTTGGAGAAGTCTTCATCTCCCGTGTACCCACTGTCCACGGTGGAGAAATCTTCTGATGCTGGCCCATCGTAGGGTACCAGTTCAAGAACTTGGATAGCGTCTAGGTAGAACACGCTCTTACCTGCCCACTGTCCTTGCTCCATCTCTTTGGAACGGAAGAGAACATTGACCTTGCTCCCGTTACCAATGGCGGTGCCAGAGATATCATTCTTCTGTGCGTCCACCACACGGGGAGCAGGAAGCTGCTTACCCTCTCGGGTGAAAGCGTTCTTCTTGAACTTGAAGAAGGGTCCACCACTGGCATGGTTCTTCTTCTTCCCGTCCTTGACAGAGGCAGAGGGGTTCATGCCCTCTATCATCTTGACTGCCTTGGCATCCAGTCCAAGGTCAAGGCACCACTCGGTGTCCTCTTTAGAAGTAGTCTGATACTTCTGTGCTGGTGATTGCGGATCAAGTTTTGCCCAGTAAGCTGTACCTTGTACAATTGGCATGTTATCTAAACTCCTTTAAGTTTACCCAGAATATTCTGGAATGTTTTGATGTTACAGTTCATAGCATCTTCAACGTAGGTTGTCAACACTTTTTTTCCCTTGCTTGTAATTTCACTGGATGATAGTTGATGGTGCATCAGATTGTCTCGCTCCTGTGTTAGCTCTGCTATTCTTTTGTAAGAGTCGTACAACTGCTTTGTCACCTCAGATACGTTGTGCTCCAGTGTCCTTATTGTTTCAACGTGGTCCATCTATTTAGCCTCCTCTGGTTTACTAAGTTTAAATAAAACAAAGGGAGGGAAGTCAGACTCCGGGTGAGGTTCAATCAGTAGTGCTGGAGATTTCTCCTGACTCCAAGGGGTATACCCCACGTACTCCCAAGTGTATCCCTTGTTTACCTGCTCTTCTACTTTGTCCTTGAACTCTGGATTTGACAGTCCAATCAAGGCCATCAGTGCTACTAAACTTACCATGTACTATTCTCCTTTACTTCGCTCGCCCTAGTGTGTCTCTGCCCAGTTGGTACCTACGTTGTACTCGCCTGTCAGTGGACAATTTAATTTGTAGTACTCTCCTGCCTTCTTGATACTTTCTATTCCCAGTGTACCTACCATATCCGACAGGGGTTTGTCAACCTCTAACTGCCATTCATCGTGAACATTTGCAACAAACTTTGCCGTCCCTGCACAAGGCGAAGACGCTAACTCCTTGTGAAAGATCAGGAGTGCTCGCTTCATCACCACCGCTGCTGCCCCTTGCAGTTGCGTGTTCAGGGCAGCGTGAGGTGACCTGATCCATAGCATCCTCCCGTCTAGTCCTCTGATGATCCCGCTTCTCTCAGCGGTCAGTGTGACCCTGTGCCGTGCCTCTTGTAGGGCAGGGGTAGCCTCTAGAAAATTATCTATCAGTTCCTGCCCGTCCTTGGCACTGCCCTCCACTATGCTCCCGATCTTGGCAGCGCCTGCACCGTAGAGGAATGCATAGATAAATGTTTTTGATTGGGAACGTGAGCTTAGACCTGCTCTCTCTTGGTTAGCTGTGTGTATGTCACCAGAGACCACGATCTCTGTATACTCTGGATCGTTCATGTAGTGGCAGAGCATCCTCAGTTCAATGGAAGATGCATCTATACCCACAAGGTTCTGCTTCCTAGGGTTACCCGGAACCCATAGTCTCCTGCACTCTGGACCATAGGGTGAGTACACAGCTGGGACCTGTGCCATGTTAGGAGAGGCGTGGGCCATGCGCCCTGTGATTGTGCGAAGGGTTAAGACTTTCCCGTGTACCCTCCCTGTCTCAGGGTTGACGGCATCTATCCAAGAGTTGATCTGTGCGATCCTCTTCTGGAGCATCATGTACCTGCCAACTATCTTGGCCTCTTCCATGTCAATGCCAGATAGAACACTCTCATCTAGCACAGGGGTGCCTAGATCAGTCTTCTTCACTGGTACCCAGCCCTTCTCCATCAGGCGTTCTCCCACCTGCTTGCGAGAACCGGGGTTAAAGGGGATGTACTTTACCTTGGTCTTCAACTGTACCTCAGCAGGGGGAAAGACCTTCTGCATATCCTCCTTGATCCGTACCAGTTCATCGTTCAGTTCTGCCACCAGTATGCAGGCGTTCTCTTGGTCAAGAGCAAAGCCGTTGAGTTCCTGTTCGCTCAGTATCATGCGGACACGGTGCTCTAGTTTGATGGAGTCTCCACTGAACTTGTGTAGCTCAGTCTTCAGCACCTTGTATAGTTTACAAGTCAGCTTGGTGTCTTGCATACAGTACAGTCCCATCTCCTCTGTGTATCCTTGATAGAAGAGGGAAGGATCAAACTCTACCTTTGGGAAAGAGAGCTTCCTTCCCCATGCTTCAAGGGAGTGGCCCCCTTCTCTGACTGGGTTTGCAAGTTGGGATAGGACCAGTGTATCGAGCATCTGCTCTGGTTCAAAACGTATACCCCAAAGAAGATCAAGTATGCGAAAGTCAAAGTGAATAGCGTTATGCCCAATAACTTTATCCGCTTGTGCCGCAATAGTTGTAAAGAGATTTCTCTCTCCCTCTGTGTATAGTTTAGCGGTCTCCGTTGTAGTGCCATCCTCATTGTCCTCCACCATGACTGTTCCCACGCACCATATGCGGGTAGGGTTGAATCCATCTGTCTCTATGTCCAAGAACAATCGCTTCATTATAGTACCTCGTCAAAATCCTCTGCGTCTGACTCTGCGTCTGACTCTGTCCCTGACTCTGTAGCAGGATCGTCTATCTGTGTCAAGCGCCCTGTGCCACGGTCATAGTGCAGGTGACAGGCGGGGCCGGTGAGTCCAGAGAAACGGTTCTTCAGTACCCGAATCAGGGTGACGTTACGCAGGTACAGGTCAGGGTCCTGCCCGTTCCGCTCCAAGCCCAGTACCATGTTACTCAGTTGGCCTATGCCAGCGGTGCCTCTGAGTTCAGAGAGCGAGGTCTGTCCACCCTCCTCGTGTGGCTTACCAGCGGGGCGCTTGGAGTGACTGACCATGCCCAGCCATATGTCTAGCTCAATGGTCAGGGTCTTGAGCTTGGTTGCTATCTCGTCCAGTGCCTTTCGCTCATCGCCTGCGCTCTGGTCACTGACAAGGATAGAGATATGATCTAGGAAAATGTACTTACACCCGCAGGCGTGGCACATATATTTGATGGTGTCTATGATGGTGTCAATGTTGTTTGATCCAAAGGAATCAAAGAACACATACCTGCCTGTGGCCAGAGTTTCCTCAAAGGAATTGTCCCACTCTTCCTGCGTGTACTCGGTGGTGGGCAGGTGCAAGGGCTTACCAGCGGAGAGGCTCATCATTCCCCGGGCAGCGTCCTCCAGTGGTTCCTCCAGAAAGAGAAGACCAATGTTATCCTCGGTGTGCTGTTGTATATGGAAGGCAAGTTCTCTGAGCACCTGCGTTTTCCCCATGCCAGAGCCACTGGTCAGTGTCCACATCTCTCCCTTGCGGATGCCATAGGTCAGGTCTTGAAGACCATCCCACGGGAGCGTGAGGCTGTCTGGCGTGGGTTGATTAAGCAGGCGCTCCAGTAGGTCCTCGCCTCTGACAATGTTGGCAGGGGTATACTTCTCAGAGGCAAACCACCTCCGGGTGAAGTCAGCGGAACGGTTCTCCATCAGGTAGTCGGAGGGGTCCTTGCCCTCGTCTAGCGTGACCACCTTGCTCTTGTTGGGGAACAGCTTGGATACTTGGTTAGCCGCCTGCGTACCGCTCTCGTCACGGTCAAAGCAGATTACAATCTCCTTGAAGGAGTTGAGAAAGTTATAGTTATTCTTGCAGTCCTTCAGTGCATTCCCTGCCCCGCCCTTGATGGAGACAACAGGGTAGCGTGAGCCTAGTAACTGGTACGTGGAGAGCGCATCTAGCTCACCCTCCACCACGGTGACAGCCTTGGCAGTGGAAGACCCAAAGACCTGCTGTCCAAAGAGGATGGTTTCTTTTGGTGCTCCCTCCCACTTGAAGGACTTGGCCCTGCCTCTGACCTTATTGGCCACGTGGTTCCCTTCCTTGTCATAGTAGGGGTAGTAGTGTCCTAGTTCTGCCCCGTCCTGTACATTGACAGTGACATTGAACAGCTTGCAGGTCTCTTTAGTTATTTTTCTTTTGCTAATATCTGTGAAGGTGCCCTTGTTAAGAGAGACAGAAGAAGAGAAATCCTCTGTGCCTTCTTCTTCTACTACCTTCTCGGGGGCTACTCCGTACTGATCTAACATCTCTTGCATCTCCTTTGGGAGTTCACTGTTACTAAATCTTTTCTTCTCATTCTTACAAGCATGAGAGAAACAGAAGCCGTGACCATCAGGGTACAGAGCAAAGGCATCTGAACTGTTACCGCAAGGGCAACGATGGTGGGTCACCAGTGCTTCTTCTTGTTCAATATCTTCTAGCATAGTACCTCCTTAAAGTAAAGCTAATAGAAAGACAAAGATAAGTACCCCGAAAGGACTGAGAAGAAAGTATAAGAGAACGATCAGAGGATTGTCAAGAGGATGATTAGAAGAATTATTCTTTTTGGTTTTCATTCTTCTCTATATCCTCCCTGTAGCATAGCTACTATCATCAAAATTACCCTGTGTCAACCCCGTATATTGTCGCACCTGTGTAGTTGTACCCGTGGTAAACCAGTCAGGCGTAGAACAGTAAGCCCACTTAGCAAAGCCTGCTTTCTCCCCTATGTAGTAGTTACGATAGGCCTTGACAGCATCATCTGGTACCTTGTACTGATCAGGCATACACTGTGGTGGTTGGGTGTACTTGTTCCCGTAGTTGGATGACCACTCAGCCATCTTCGTCATAAGACTAGGAGGTGTCTTCAGCACCTCTCGCAGCTTGGCATCTGTCAGGTGTACCTTGTTGTACCTACTGGTGTACTCAGAGCACAGGAACTTGAACAGGTGATAGGTCCACTCGTACTGGAGCAGTGATCCCCTGACCCACTTGGTAGAGGGGTGGTTGAGGTGAGCAGTCTTGTACATGCCTAGCTTGTCTGCCCTCTCGTCACCGTCGAGTGCTCTGTGAGCAGTGCATAACATCTGCGCTGTCTCTAGGATCATCTTGACGCAGTGCTTATCACAGTGCATCTCCGCAGCGGTGAGCGGGTCAGGATGGAGAAAAAAGATGTTCATTCTGTACCTCCTCTAGGTCATAGTCAGTGATAGATATATACATGATCTCGTTAAGTACTTGTCTGTATTCTTCTTGCGAATACTTGTCAATACTTACATCCTTCATTAGGTCTGTCATTCGTAGAACGTCTGACAAAGGTATGGTTTTTTTAAACATCTGTCTAGTTAATTCCTTATATGTCAAACACCAATTGTCTGGGGTCAGGTATGTCTAGCTCCTCGTCAGGTAGTCCGGGACCCTCGTCTATAAAGTTGAGGAACTTGTTGACATCCTCTATCTCTATGGCCCTGACAGGGTAGTCAACATCTACGATGCTGTCCATGTAGGACCAGAGAATATCTGGTACCTCATCGTGGGTCTGGTAGTTGTATTTCTTAGGATTACTCATACCTTGACCTCCTCTATCACCCACGTGTAGTGGTCATGGAGCCAGTGCTCCCCTGTCTTGGACACAGGAGAGACCTGCGTCACTGGTTCAGAGGAGAGGGAGGAGATAGGTTTCTCCACCCACTTGACCAACTTCTGGTCAGTTGCACGGCGCACCCATTCGGTGCGAGGAGAGTGGAAGGGACGTATGGTGATCATGGTGTATGATCCTCCTTGGTTGGGGTTGGTAGTAGTAGTAGTGGGCAGTTTATACACGTGCCTAGGTGGAGGTGTCAAGCTGCTAAGAGTAGGCTTTGAAACGGTGTGCTGTTCATCCAAGTGTTGACACGCCGGGACCTGTCTAGCAGGGACTTGGTTACGTTATCGTTAGAGGCAGACCCCTTGATAGGGAACTCCTCAGAGTTATGGCTACTGTAGAAGGTCAGGGCAGATGCCAAGGCCCAGACGTTGGAGCCACGGGTGCTGATCTCTGTAAAGTATTGATCTTTCATTCTTTTCTGCATCTTCTCGCTCATCCCCGGGAGCGCCTCTATGGTGGCCTCTGCCTGTGTCACCATGATGTCAGTGGAGGCCATCACCTGATACCGTTGGATATCCTTGTAGAAATCGCGGACCACCTTGTCCATATCTAGGATAAAGTTGGAGAGGTTGAAGCCAGAGGTGTGGCGCTTGTTCCCCTTGGTATAGTCGCCGGAGATCATGCCGTTGGTGCAGAAGAAATCCAGTAGGCCAGTGACAAAGCCATTGGAGGTGGACCCGTCATAGCTCTGGATCAGGGCAACGGTGAGCGCCACATCTGTGCTGTGCTTACGTGTCTCAATGGGCTTGGAGAATGCGGGGAAGGTATACTTCCGGGACCTGATAGCTGACCCGTGAGACATACTGTCAGAGATTTCCATGTCCTTGAACTTGTCATTGGGCAGGGCTTCCAGTAGCATTTCTTCTGTGGCCTTGGTGAAGTCAACCATCTGCGTGACCTTGTACTTCTCACCTACCACGCCTGTGCTGGCACCTGTCCACGTATCTACCAGAACCTTGTGACTTTCTAGCCCTGTAAGCTTGCTCCCGTGCAGAGAACTGGCGTGGTAAGGTTCGGGACGCTCAAACCACAGGTCTTGTTCAGAGACAGGCGATAAGAAACGCTGTGCCTTCTCTGTCTCATTGTGTTCAGAGAACAGGTCTTGTGCTGTCTGTGCAGTGGGTGAGCGGAAGCTTAGTACTGTGTCGTTCATGGTTTTGTTTCCTTGTTTAGTTAATTGTTCTGCTTGTTTGTACTGGGTTGATGGTGGAGGTGTCAATAACCAATTGCACCTCTGGATCATTTTTTTCTAGCACCTGTATGTCTACGACGTGGGACTCTGTGGTGCCTGCTTGGACCTGCGTACCCATGCCTGTTAGTTCATCGTACTCTATGCCAAAGGATATGGCGGTGTCTATCAGAGATTCTAGGCAATCTTTCAGAGGGATTACCATCCCGTCAGGTGTTTGTACCATGCCGTTACTGGCGTCCACCTTGTCCGGGTCTTCTGGGTCAAAGGGAATCACCAGCGTTGTGGCGGTGACCACCTTGTATACCAGTGCCTTACTCTTGTCCCCGTCTCTATCTCTACTGTCTGCGTCCATTCTTGGGTGTCCTTGTTTGTTGCTTCTAGATTTATATCTGGTCTTCTCGGTACAAGTCAACAGCTTTTCTTAATTTCTTCCTGTTATATTTTGTACCTGATCCCTCCACCGTGTGGCCCTTGTTCCAGAGGGATTGGCCCAAGGGATTACGAGCAGGCATGTGCCTGTTTACCTTGTCCAGTCTCTTGCGTTCTCGTTTTCTCATGGCCTTGGCTCTCTCTTCTATCTGTGCCGTGAAGAAGTCTTGTAGGTTTAGCATTTCCATTTCATTGTACCTTTACAATAGCGTCATCGTCTGTCTCTATCCAAACCACCGCGCCACAGGGGAGCGGCTTATCAGGACTATAGATTACCCGTGCCTTCCCGTCAATGGCTATCTCTGTGGCCTTGATGTTTTTGGTGTAGCTCTTCATGGTCAGGGGAGGTGTGCGCTCCCCTGTCTTACGGTTTGCCTTGATGATGTGCTGGTTCACGTGGATCACCTGTCGCTTGGCCATGGTTAATAGTCCTCATAAGGGGTTGCGTCAATGTCCATGGATAAATCATGGATGGCGTCAAAGGCTTGGTCCACTATCTCCTCCGCGTATATGCTGAGGACCTCGGCGCTGGCCTCCGGGTGTATAGCCGTGAGCCATACCCGGAGGTTGCCTTGCAGGGTCTCTGATATGTCTAGGTGCGTGTCGGATACTGGGCGGGTGCCAGCGATGGCCCCGGATGGGCGCGGGTATGTTATCCCGCCCACCTTATAGCTCTTTGCTGGGTTGCTTCTATGCATAGCGTCTATTCCTCTTCCATCAGTATACGTTGCAGTTCCTTGACAGTGCGCCCCGTGATCCCCGAGAGTTCCCGTAGGGTCATGCCTAGGTGACTGTCGAATAGGTCCTTGATATCTTGCTTGTCCATTGTCTGTAGTCCTTGTTAAGAGTAGGTGACAGGGGGAACATAGGCTAGGGCAGTTCCCCTTGTCAATAGCTTATTTTATTTTGTGCCCTAGTCAATGACAAACCCGGAGTCATCGTGCTTTGCTTGTCCCTTGGCATAGAGTGCAACCACCACCCCTTGAGGATCAAGGAACCGGAGATCATCAGCGTCACCGTTGATCACGGGACGGCCTAGGTATGTGTGCGGTATTTTGTTTTTATCCCGGAAGACCACGGCTAGATTGGCCTGATACTTATCAGCAAAGGCCTGCACGTTCCGGGCATATTCTGGATTGGCCCCGGAGTAGGAGAGGGTCAGGTGGTAGTTACTCGGGAGGTCCTTGGCTAGCCGGTTATACACCTTGGTGTAATCATAGAATTGTATCTCCGGGAACTCCCGTATGATATCAAGCCATGACTTATCCGATGTACCGTTGAGGCGGATGACAGGGCGCACACTCTTACGGGAGCAAGTGGCAGAGAACTTGGTTAGGTCCTGACGTAAGAGCCGCTTGAACTCTTCCGGGTCAGACAGTAACAGCTTAGTTTTCCGCTCCCGTGCAGCGTGTACACTGTTAAAAGCACCCCGCCCCGCAGATACTAGGCAAGGCTCGTGACAACCTGCTATCATGGAGAAGGGACATAGTTCTAATTCAGGGATAAGGTAGAGGATACCCGTTAGGTATTCGCTCCCGTCACCCTTCACGGTCTTTGCATTTGTGCCGACGCCTATAAGATTGTACTTTGCCATGTTCTAAGGCCTTCATAGTTGTTTAAGGTGTTAGGATTATTGCATACCATATAGAGAAGGTAAAGAGCAATTGTTATTTTATTTATATTTAATTGATACGGGGGCTATCCCCTTGTTTTCCCTAGCCTTTCCCCTTGCGCCTTCACCTTGTCCCTCCCGGAGTACCCAAGTAGGTAAGCAACCCTGTCCTATTGTCTGGCGTTCTGCAGTCTATACCTACGTCTACGTCTACGTCTACGTCTACGTC